ACTCATTAGGGTCTTTCCAAGCATTAACCTTTGTCCAATCTATAGTAACTGATTTACCATTTTTGTCTTTTGCAACTATTGTTTTTTCTGTATTGCCATCAATAGAAATTACTGAATTGTGTATTGATCGTATGGCTTTATGATAATCCATTATGCAGATACCTCCATAACAGTTATTGTACTTGCAGTTCTTGGTCCATAATCATTATTTATATCACCTGGCGACCGATTTACATACATAGTGCCATTATAAGTAGCCCCTAAAGTTCCTTGTAATTTATAAGTTGTAGCACTTGTTGTATTAGGTGAATCTAAAAAAGTAAAAGTAGCAGTAGCATTATTATTGTATGTGTAAGGAGAATTATCAAAACGAGAACTAACTGTAGAAGAAAGTCTGCTCCCCTCTGAATCGCCAACTAATAGGTTTGTAGAATTTCTTACCAAATTCATATGTAATGTACCAGTAGATTGAGTTACACAAGCACTAACTGTAACCAAAACTTTATTTGATGTTGATGATGGTGTTATTGCAACTGACAATCCTGTTAGGTCAACAAAAGTACTCGTACTTGAAGATGTAATAGAAGCAGTGTCAGTTTTAGTAGTTTGTACTACTTGTAATATTTTACCACCAACACCACTAGCTAAATCACCACTTGCAATAGTACCATCTGTTATCTTGGCACTCGTTACAGAACTGTCCGCTAACTTCGCTGTCGATATTACACCATCTGTTATATCACTTGCAGTAAGTAATTTTGCAGAAGGAATTTGTCCTATATATGGCATCTATATCTCCTATGTACTAATTGCATCTACTACACTCACCCACACATCTAACGAACTTGCGGTGTTCGAAGTAACCTTCAAGGCATCGCCAGATTGTACAACAAACTTTGCGCCACCATCCAAGACTTGTAATGCTGATCCTGAAGGAATAGAAACATCCTTAACTAAACTAATGTCGTTTGATCCATCATTAATATAACAATGAACAGTAATGGCGTTAGAATGAACATTAGCCAAACTAATTCCAACAACAGTATCAAAACTGTTTGCAGTAAATATAGTGGTCGCTCCTGTGCCTACTGCATTGCTTGTAAATCTTCTAAAATTTTGTGCCATATATTCTCCTTTATAATGCTATGCTCATTGCTATTGCGAACCCCGCAGATACTTCTCCGTCTGCTCCATCCGCTCCGTCTGTACCATTTGATCCAGCAGCACCCGTTGCTCCTGTCGGAATACCTAATGTTAAATTTAATTGATCGCCGCTCACACTTGCCGATCCTGTGGCACTCGCTCCCGCAGATAATGTATTCGTTGTTAAAGAAACTGTACTTATTCCCTTACTTAATAAGGTAAGATCTGTTCCATCGGTATTGTAGCCAATAACTTTGTTAGCATTGTTAGAGGTCGTATCATTGTAAGGTACAGTTAGACTTGGTGCGGTTGATCCCGTTACGAATTCAGGTAGCTGCAAGGTACGATCTATCTTTTCTTCAAACTGTTGTAACACCATGATCGTATTATCGAAATCTGTTTCTAATGATGCAGCCGTAAAAGATGCTCCTGTACTATATGCACTTGTTCGAGATAAAGGTTTGTTGGCGAGAATGGTAAGTTTCTGTCCTGACGTAGGAGCTGATGCATAGTTAACAGTTCCCGTTCCATTGGTGGCTATGCTCACAGTATAATCACTCGATAAGGATTGAGTCGTTTCGCCAAGTATAACTTTAAGTTCGGAATCAGCATTGATTTGAAACGAAAATGCAAAAGATGTTTGCGATCCGTTAGTCGTATACTGAATCCGCCTATTAGTATCATTAATATCAAATGTTGCCATAAACCTTACCTCTACCTTTTATACAATATATATCGATTAATTTCAAACATTAGTTTTTCAAGTTGTCTATTTTGATTTGTAATTCAGGATATTTTTTTAACAATAATTCTGTACCGCTTTTTCTTGCATTTGAAAGTATAGAGTTTAAATCGCTAAACTGATCGCTCTTTCTTTGAAGTAAAAAATCTGGATCAGCAATTTCTTTTTGGATTAAGTTCAGTAAATTTTTTGTAACTTTGTAACCTCTATCATCGCTACCTAAATGTCGTCTTTTATCAATATAATTACTTTCATTTATAAAAGTTACAAAGTCGTTATATTGAGCATCGCTAAGTTTTACTCTTTCTAGTGTTCTAGGATGATCTTTAAAAATTCCAACTGTATCAGATAAATCTCTTAAAAATTCGTTTACATCATTAAAATCTGGATTTGTAACTTTTATAGGAGAAACTACTTCGTAATTTACTCCGTTGCTTTGTTGTTTTGTTTCTCCCCAAAAGTTTAAACCTGGCAACAAATCATCTGAGAAACTTGGGCTTCTTGATTTTGCTCTATTAAGTCCAACATAAAATCCCTCAACAAAAGAAGGGAATGGAACATACTCAAGAGTAGCTAATTGATCTTCGTTTAACATGGTATTAGAAGCATTTGGATTTTGTAATCTTTCAAGAGTTGCTCTAAAACTTGTTTGACCTACTAATTGAAAATCAGAAAAAAAACTTAAAGGAGTATTGACCATTGTATCTAAACCAATACCACCAAACTGTCCTATAGCATTTGTTCCGACAGATGCTAATTGTTCTCCAAAATATTTACCAAATCTTTGAAAAGTATCTTCTTGACTCGCGTATGGATTACCAGCAGCCATCATAAGTTCAGAAACACCCTGAAGGTATGGCATATTTTGAGCATATTCAGCAGAAGCCAAACTTCCCGCTTTAAATAAATTTTCTAACTCAAATAAATCTGCATCTGAATTGTGAGCGTAATAAGCGTAATCAGCAGCCATTGCTAAAACAGCAGACATTGGATCAAACCTTGAAAATGTGTATCCTTTATATGTTCCATCGGCTTGTTTAAAATTAATTGAATATTGTGAAATACCCGCACCTTCTAAAAACTTTCTTGCCTTTTTGTCTTTAGGTCCTGATCCCATAACCACAATATCATCTCCAAAATATCCAGAAGCAAGTAACGCCATCATAGCAAATGTGCCATTGCCAATCATTAACTTAGATATTGCCTTATCAAATTCTTTACCTCGCATGGGCGTAGTTCCAAAAGGATCTAACGCTCTAAGGTTAGGATCAGCGTTCATAATAGTTCTGTATATAGGCGACCAATTTAAAGTTCTATCAAATGCTTCTTTTATAATATTGGTTGGTGTTTTACTAAAAGGCACAATAATTTTAAAACCTGGTATGTTTGACAATCCTACAAAGCTCGACCAGATTCCTTCGGGATTGCCTTGAAATGTTCTTACAAGTGCTTCTTGACTCATTAAATCTTTTGTTGACTCCGATGGTTCTAAAATACCTTTTGTAAATTTATCCTCGGCTAGTTGTCTAGCTTGGTCTTTTGTAATCTCTCCTGACCTTCTTGCATTTTGATATGTAATCATGGCATCTCTATATGCTTCTCTATACATTACAGCTCGTTCAGATATTACTTTAAAAAACTCATCCTCTGAACCGAGAAAGCGTCCTGGCAATCTTCCTAATATTCCAAGCATATCAACTAACGGAGCAAAAGCATCTTTATACCCTTTCATATTTCCTATACTGTCTAAAACTTGTGCTATATTATTGGTGCTTCCGATTGCTCTAGGATTTTTCAAATCAATCTTGGTCATAAAATCCCCAGCTTCTCCAGTTACTAATGAAGATCCAAAACCCTTAAAAGCATCTTTTAGAGCATACATCATACCAAACGCTTCTGCGGATGCTTCTCCACTAGGTATTGGTCTAAATTTTGTTTGTCCGTTAACTTCAATTTTTGCAAAATTTTTATCTGTAAAAGATCCTGACAAAACTCTATCGTTTGCATCTCCTAGTCTACCACCCAAAGTTCGTACATTTCCTATAACTGATGCTAACCCTGTTTCTGCTGTTTGTAAGATTTGAAATCCCGCATTACCCGCAATATTGACAACATGAGTTACAGGACTTGATAAAATAGCATTGATGTATAATTCCATTACTGCATCGTAAGTTTTTAACGCCTTATGTTCTCTTGCAAATTCAGCTCTTCCCGCTGGTGAAAGCGATAAATATGCTTCAGTAGAATAATCAATAAGATCTTCATCTAAGTTTTCCATAAAATCATTAAGCTCATCTCTATACTGTTTAAGATTTATATTTCTTAGTTTTTGTACGGAAGATACTGCTCCAAGCGACCGACCAACTTCTGACACCGATCCTGATACTTGACCCATTAAATTAATCTGTATAGCTAGTAAACTTTGAAATTCTTTAAACTCACTTTTTTTAAGAGCCATGTTTGTTTTAGGTATATCACGAATTTTTCTGGCTTTTTGCTCAAGCTCTTGTCCTAGTTGTAAAGTCAGTATTAAACCACTCATCATATCTTCCACAGGCAATATAGTACCGACTTTTCTACTCATAATTTTATATGCTACATCTGTAAATCCTGTTTTATCTGCTGTTTCGGTCATTACTGTTTTAACCATATCTTCTATGGGTTGGCGTGGTCGTTTTAAAAAGTCAAACAGTTCTTTGTTTTGCACTTTAATTTTTTGCATAAGATCGGTAACATTTACTGTGGTTTGATTAAGACCAAGCACTTTAGCTGCAACCTTACTAAAATCTAATCCTTTGCCTTTGTACCCAACATCAACAAGTGTTTTATTTAAAGCATCAACAGCATCTTCGCTAACACTTTTAACAATTATTTCTCCCCTTGCTCCTGGTGTTAAACTATCTTGCGGAGCAGAAAATTTTCTTACTTCCTTTTGTGTTTCTTCTGCTTTACTTGCTTGTTTAGCTAAATAGCTAAATATGTTTTTGATTCCCATTACTCGTTCTCCATTGATGTTCCTGTTTCAAGTAATGTTATGCCCCCTAAAGATAGTAATGGCATTTTGCCTTGCATAAACTTTTTAAATACTTCTTCTTTACTCATATTAGTTAATTGAGATGTTACATCTATTCTATCTTCTATTAACTCAACAATAGTTTTTGGTTCAGATCCTAATCCTGTTTTTTCTCCGTTAGCAAACCAAGATAAAGATTGTGCTTCGGCTGGTTTTACCCCAGCTTTCTCAGCAACCTTTTTATAAATATCTGAAAATACTGCATACTCAGTTTGTTTGCTAATTTTATTTAGAGCCTGACTTGCTAAAGTATCTTTCACCATTGTAGAAACATCAAGTGACTTAGGATCTTTTTTATACATAGTTTGAAACTTCTTAGTTATATCTGGGGTCTTACCACCTATCCATTCAATAGGTACCGACCCTGGTTCTAATTCATTCAGTACATCAATAACCGCTCTGATAGCATGAGTATCAACTGTAACACCTTCAAAGTTACCAGATAAATTTTCAGCAAATGTAGCGGGTTTAGGATTTTTATCAAAACTAATACCTTCAGCTTTTGTAGCTTCAATAAGTTGTCTATGTATTCCTTTTGGACTAATTATCATAGGATACCCTTTTTCATTTATACCATCACCGCCAGGTCCTATTATTTTACCTATATCTATCCCAAGATTTTCTTTTACGCCCACCAAAGTTGCACTTCTTAAATTTTCCTCTGTCTTTGTTCTTGGACTTGTTGCAGCATAATTTTTACTAAACTTTTTAAGTTGTTCTATTGCTGTTTGTCTAGGTATTCCCAGCTCCACAGCCTTTTGAATAATTGGTGAAGTGGCATAAAAGTATTGAATGTTTCTTCCTTTAAATGGAATTATTCTTTTTGCTAAAACGTCTGCAATAGCATCTGATTTATCTTCTAGAGGTTTTGCTCGGTTGTTTAATGGATACACTTGACCTTCAGTTTTTCTTGGTACAGGCGTTTCTTTTTGCTCTACTTCTAATTTTTTATATGCATCTTCAGATGTATCAAATAATTTATTTTGTCCACTTGGCATAATTCTTTCTTTTGGTGGTAATTTCATTTGTTCTGCCCTTTTTTCTAAAACAAGTTTGGTATCTTCCATAATGTTGCTAGGAGCTAGTTTAGATAAACCTTTATCAACCATCTTACCCATTTCACCTACACCCATACTCGACATAGTCATTGAACCTTGATTCTGATCCACTCTTTTTTGTGCAGCTTCTCCGACTTCTTCTGATGTTTCTCTTATACTCTTGGCAACTGCGGGAGCTTTCTTGGCTGCTTCTCTACCCGTTCCACCTAAACCTAGAAACTCTCCAGCTATAAAACCAGCTTTGAAATCTTTTTTCTTTTGATCTGATATATTTAAATCATCAATAAAGTTATCAAATAGACCTTTATAAAACTGTGATCCATAATTTTCTTTTGATAATGTTTCAAAGGTATTTGCAAATGTTTCAAGTTTTTTACCATCTTCTGCACCTACAGATTTACCAATACTTACAAACAAACTTGCAAGATCGGTAGGTAGTCCTAATGTTGCTCCAACTGCTCCAGGCACTAAACTTGCAGTTGTACCCGCCACTCGTTCTAAACCTTCTCCAATATTTTCTGATAATGTAGGTTCAACATAGGGTCTTATATCAACCAAACCTTGTTCGTCTTGATAATACTCAAGATCAACACCTGACGATCTCATTCTTCTGCTATTTTCAATATAATCAAAAATATCCTTAGTCATCATTTACCTTCCAAATATTTAATTGTCGTTGATAGTAAGTTGTCATATAACTTATCTAGGTTTTTTCCCCCTTCATCACCATAAAACTTTTTCGAAAATCTATCTTTGTTATCTCTTCTGTAACTAAGCATGTCTCTCAGTTGTTCTATTTCATCTAACTCCTTTATGTTTTCTAAAAATTCTTGATTTAATTTGGCTGATCGTCTGTTGGTTGCTTTATTAAATGCTTTTTTAAAAAGATCATATTGAAGTCTAAGAGTTTGTTGTGTATCGTCATCAACAATTTTATTAATCTTTTTTTCGACTTCACCTATTTCATCTCGTATAAAAGTGGCAGCATCAAAACTCTCTCCAAGTTCTGTTTTTCTTCTTAACTCTGCTAATGCTTTTTTTCTCATTGCTCTGAGCAGTTGATTTTGTTTATAATTTGGATGATCAACGTCAATATTTTCTTGTTCAATAATACCAAATAATTGCTCTGTATTTAGAAGCTCTAATTCAATATTACTTTTTTCATAAGTATTTAAATCTTTTTCAAGTTGTTCTATGTCTTCTGTGCTTAGTAAAAACCTATTATCATCAATGGTTCTAATAGTTAACGATCCATCGTTCAGTTGTCTTTTAAGTCTTCTTAAAGTTTGTGCATCGCTTTTTCTTCTTACACCCATAAACCTTTCTCTGTCTTGTTTAATGTTGATAAGTCTTGTGTCGCTAGAATCTAACGATTGTGCTACTTTAAGATTATCATCGTAAAGTTTAGGATCGTTTTTATCTATGGCAATCTTCATATTCGCAAGTGCATTATTCATTGCTGTTTCGTTTTCGATTTTATCTATATCGTTTTCATCTTCTTCAAGTTGCAATTCATCTCGTCTTGCTGATCGTAGGTTAGAAACTAATTTAATTTTATCCTCGGCTGTAAACATTTTTAGTAAGGCATCAATTCTAGCATTGCCTGTTGTTTTATTTTTAATGATACTTTTAGAGTATTCTCTTGCTAAGCCCGCTTGTAGGGTATAACTAATAATTTTACTTTCATATTGATTCATAAATTCTTTATCAAGTGTTTCGGTTAGTTTAGTTATTTGTTGAGCAGAATACTCTCCTCTAGTTATTGCTTCTGTCTGCGATTCAATAATAGTATTTCTTCTATGTGCTGCGAGATCACTTTCAATCTGACTTTGTGTTTTGGCGGGATCAAGTAGAATGTTATCTATCTTAGTAGGTATGTTTGATTGAATATTACTAAGTATTACAGCAGCAAGACCTTGTTGTTTTTTTGTTTCTGCATCAATAAAGTCGC